CCAGACATTTACACCGAGGGATTGACTCGGACAAACAACGGGCAGCGCGGTCAATTCGCAATCATCACATTTACCCCGCTGCTCGGCATGTCTGATGTCGTGATGCTGTTTCAAGGCCCTGACACGGTGCGGCAATGACACGAGCAATCGTAACAATGACGATTGACGACGCTGAGCATTACTCGCCGGAAGAGAGGGCGGCAATTGTCGCCAGCTATCCAGCGCACGAGCGCGAGGCAAGGGCAAAGGGAATTCCGACGCTCGGCAGCGGGCGCATTTTCCCGGTTGAGGAAGATTCAATAACGTGCGCGCCGTTCAAGATTCCAGCGCACTGGCCGAAGATAAACGGACTCGACTTTGGATGGGATCATCCGGCCGCAGGAGTGCAGTCGGCGTGGGATCGGGATTCAGACTGCTGGTATGTGATTAAGGCTCATCGAGCGAGAGAGCAGACGCCGATTCTGTTTGCGCCGGCTGTGAAGGCCTGGGGCGCATGGGTGCCTACAGCGTGGCCGCATGATGGGCTGCAGCATGACAAAGGGAGCGGCATGCAGCTTGCGCAGCAATACGCGGCGGCAGGGCTGAAGATGCTGAAGGATCGAGCGACATTCGACGATGGCAGCAGCGGCGTCGAGGCGGGACTAACGGATATGCTCGGCAGGATGCAAACCGGGCGGTTCAAAGTGTTTGCGAATCTCGACGACTGGCTACAGGAATTCCGCATGTATCACCGCAAAGACGGCAAAGTCGTGAAAGAGCGAGACGATTTGATAAGCGCAACGAGGTACGGGTTAATGATGAAGCGCAAAGCGATCGTACAGCCAGTGCAGCAGTCAGCGAGAGTGCAGCAGTGGCAGGCGCTTGATTCGGAAGTGGGCATCTAATCGGTGTTAAACATCCTTGACAGGGGGTTGTGATGGGAATTGAAAGCGACATTGTTACTTTGGCGAAAGCGATGAAGGAGCTTGGCGACAGCATTGAAAGCGCTAACGCGAGCCCAGCGGTTCTGCTTAGGCTGCAAAAGAAAATTCTAAGCGCTAAAGCAAGGCTTGCGGCGGTAGAAGATGAGTACAAGAAGGCCAAAGCTTCTGCGATAGAAAAAGGGAAGCGCGAAGCAGATTTGGTCGTTGCGGAGTATAAAAAAGCAACCGAATCTATGCCGCACCTGAGCGAAGTTTTAGACATTTACGGAGCAACAACCGATCTGAAGCGCCATGTTGTAGATTTTGCATTTCACACAGCAAAAAGGCGCGCAGAGCAAAAAGCAACGCGGTATTCAAGGTTTTGTGTGCAATTCACGGAAGAGGCTAACAATGAGGCGAAAGCAATCATTGAAGAAGCTGCAGATCGGGCAGACAAAATATTTATGCAGCACCTAATCGCAAAAGCTGCGTCACAGCCTGTCACTGGGGATGCCCCGGAACAGTAACCGGGAACTATATGCAGACAGAAAACGATCAAGACCTGCCAGAGCCGGGCCGCAGCACGCTGCTGATTTCGCTGCTCGCAAAGCGCAAAGAAGCCATCACCGGCCGCGCAGGGTCTGGAATCGAGCAGGACTGGCTGGAGGACGAGGAATACTACCAAGGCATTGACGACGCCAATCGTGCCTACCAGTCCACACATAGAAGCCAGGCTAAACGGTGGGCGACCGGCGAAGGGTCACGGAAGGCAGAGCCGAATCGTTCTGTAGTATTCCTGAACATCACTGCGCCATACGTCGACGCAGGGTCTGCGATGGTGTCGGATAAACTGCTGCCGACAGACGACAGGTCGTGGGAACTGAAGCCGACTCCGATTACGCCGCAGATGCGCAAGGCGTTTGCAATGCAGGGCATGGACGACGCAACAATGCAAGCGATGATCGAGCAGGCCAAGGCGGCATCGCTCGAAATGCAGAAAGAGATTGATGATTGTCTGGTCGAGTCGAATTGGCACGGCGAAGTCAGGCAGGTAATCGAGGATTCTGCAAAGACCGGATCGGGGGTGTTGAAAGGGCCGTATCCGAAGAAGAAAACGGTTCGTATGTACCGTGATGACGGCACCGGAAATAAAGTGATGGTGTCGGCTAGCGAGATAACGCCAGCGACGAAGCGAATAGATCATTGGTATTTCTGGCCCGATCCTTCGTGCGGCGAGAACATCCAAAACGGTAGCTACACGTGGGAAATGGAGCCGGCCTCAGCTAGGCAGATAGCCGACATGATCGGCATGCCTGGGTACGACAAAGCGGCTATTGTCTCTGCGCTGAAGGAAGGGCCAACCAAAACAAACAGCAGCGGATCAAGCGTCAATCTCGACAAGCACGAAGACCAATTCGAGCTGTGGATTTTCCACGGCATCGTCGATGCTGACGACCTCGCGCAAGAGGGTGTTGATTCCGAGGATGAAACGCCGCAAGCGTCTGTAATGGCTGTAATCCTGAACGACAGGCTGATCAAGGTCGCATTGAGTGTGCTTGAAGGCGGCGATTTCATTTATGACGTGCTCGCGTGGCAGAGACGGCCAGGCATGCCGTGGGGGACTGGTATTGCGCGCAAGATTCGCACCGTTCAGCGCATCTTAAACGGAAGTGTTCGGGCGATGATGGACAACGCCGGATTGAGTGCTGGCGCACAGATCGTCATCGGCAATGGCATTACGCCTGCTGACGGAAATATGAGCATCACGGGCCGCAAGTTGTGGCTCGCAGATACGGACGTTGAGGACGTGCGCAAGGGCTTCATGGCGTTTGTCCCGCCGTCCGTGCAGGCTCAATTGATGCAGATTGTTCAATGGGCAATGCAGGTTGCCGAGGACACAACAGGTATGCCGGCGATGCTGCAAGGTATTCGTGGGGACGCGCCAGAGACACTTGGCGGCATGCAGATACAGCAAAATAACTCTTCGTCAGTGCTGCGCAGGATTGCGAAGCGCATGGATGATTACGTCACCGAGCCGCATATTACCCGGTATTACGACTGGATGATGCAGCACTCTGAGCGCGAGGACATCAAGGGCGACTATCAGATTGACGTGCGGGCATCTTCCGCGCTTGTCGAGCGTGCGGCGCAAGAGGAATTCTTGCTCGGGTTGCTCGATCGGTCGCTGAATCCTGACTACGACATTTCACCTCGTAGGCTTGCCGGCGAGCTGCTGAAAGGCAAGAACATTGATCCTCAACGGGTGCAATACACCGAAGAGGAAAAACAGGCGATGCAGGGCAAGACGAACCCGGTCGAAGAGGCGAAAGCCGCCTTGCTTCAGGCACAGACCGCAGAAACCGCAGCAAAAACGGCGACAAAGAACGTTGAAGGGATGTTCAGCGCAACGTCTGCGGCAAACCTTATTGCTGGCAATCCGGCAATTGCCCCGGTGGCAGATCAGGTGTGGGCGTCAGCAGGGGGTCAGGACGCTGACGCAGCGCCCGCAATCCCTGGGGTGCCTAGTGGCATTGAAAGCATGCCGATGGATGAGAACACGAGCCCGAATTTCCCGCCGAATCCAGACGTCGGCATGACGCAAGGAATGGAAAGTGGATAGAAAAAAATCGGAGTATGACAGAAGAAGCGATCCTCTAATGCTACGTGACGGCAGCGAGGACGAAATGTCTGATGTTATAACAGTTACATCACGGCATGATGCGATGGTTATGTCGGCCTCTACCGATTACCTTGAGGAGTGGAGTGTTGGAGACAGGTTCAGGACGCACATAAAGACTGGCTGCAATTTCAAGGTAAAAGAAAAAAGTGGCGCGTAAGTCGGTAATCGACTTCGGCAGCGAGACATGGAAGGCGCTTGTAGATCACTACGAGGCGCGATTGATCGACCTGCGCAAGCGGAACGACGGCGACCTGAGCGAGACTCAGACGGCCAAACTGCGAGGCAGAATCAACGAGATTAGAGAATTTCTGGCGCTGGCAACACCAGCCCCGGAGCATGGAGCGAACGAGGACTGATAGCGCCCCCTTCGCTGGTTGTAAAGATGGCCGCCATGTGCGGCCTTTTGTTTGGACGATTGAATGAACACTAAAAATCAGGAGCAACAAGCGCAAGACCAAGAGAACGACGAGTCCGAATCAATGCTGGCAGGGTTCGATGCCATTCGCGGCGGTTCTTATTCTGCGTCCGACGACCGCAAGTCGCCCGACGTTGAAAAAGACACAAGCGCCGACGACGACAGCGGCGAAGAGGATCAAGCCGACGATGAGGAACAAGAGGCGCCGGTATTTGCTGGCCTTACTGAATCTCAGCTCAAGTCGATCCTTGAGCGGGCGACGAGAGTCGACGCAATCGAAGATCAGTTGCGAAAAGCAAACGGGAAGATTGGCGAGCTTAACGGCACGCTGCAGGAGATCCAGAGACGGAGGCCGACGCAACATGCGCCCGCTGACGACCTGGACGACGAGCAGATTGCCGAATTCGAGTCGACATTCCCTGAGTTTGGTCCGGCCGTCGAGGCGCGAGCTAGAAAGATTGCGCAAGAGGTAATGCAATCTCAGCAAGCGCAAGGCCAGCGCGACCCGGAAGAGATCAGTAAGCAAGTCAATCTCGCGGTGATGAACACCACTCACAAAGGGTGGCAACAAACAACAGCGTCTGACGACTTCAAGCTGTGGATTGCTTCGCAACCTCCTGATGTGCAGCAAACGTTCCAGACAACGTGGGACGCGCAAGAGCTTGGTGGGATTGTTACTGCGTTCAAAAGCAGGCAGCAAGCCGCTAGTGCTCGATCCACGAAAAGCAAACAGCGATTGGAGGCCGCACTAACGCCTGACGGACGCTCGTCAAAGGTCGTTCATGCGGCCACGGAACAAGACGCAATGCAAGCGGGCTTTGATGCAGTACGAACCCCGCGATTTTATAACACGAGGTAACAGAAATGGCATCATTTACCAGTACCAACCCTGCCGAGCGGATCGGCAAATTCAAGGGCGAGATTCTTGCCCACGCTATGCCGATCGAAACGCTTGGCATCTGCGGGGTGCAGAAATACATCCCGAGGAACAACAGCAAAACGGTGTCGATGCGTCGTTATCGCCCCTATGGCGCGCTGGCCACGAACGAGAACACAAAAAACCGCTGGGTTGTCGATAGCGCCGCGCACATTCTGAGCGAAGGCAATACGCCAACGGCTGACAGCCTTGTGCCGGATAACGTCGAAGTGACTCTCCAGCAGTATGGCTGCCTGTATCAGACCACTGACCAGGTTGAAGACACATACGAAGACGACATCCCTGAAGAACTGAAGAAGCAGACCGGCGAGCGTGTCGGCTTGATTCGTGAAATGGTCCGCTATGGCGTCGTCAAAGCTGGAACCAACGTCTTCTACAGCGGCGGCACCAGTCGCGGCACGGTCGATGAAAAAATCACGCTGAACGTGCTTCGCAAAGCGTCTCGTACCCTGCAACTCAATCACGCCAAGCGAGTGACTGGCATTCTTGCGCCGTCGATCAATATCGCTACGCAGCCGGTCGAGGCTGCCTATCTGATCTTCTGCTCGACCGACGCTGAGGCAGACATTCGAGAGCTGACAGGCTTCAAGCATATATCCGAATACGGCCAGCGCAAGGTCGTTGACCCGAACGAAATCGGCTCTGTCGAGAACTACCGGTTCATTACCAGCCCTGAGCTTACTGCCTACGCCGATTCTGGCGCTGCGGTCGGCTCTACCGGGTGCCTCTCGACGACTGGCACGCTGATTGACGTGTATCCGTTCGTGATCTGCGGCGAAGACGCTTGGGGGCAAGTTGCCCTGCGAGGCGACAAAGCCACTGATCCTACGTGGATTCCGCCTGGCGAAAAATCGAAGTCTGACCCTCTCGGCCAGCGCGGCTTCTGCGGCGCGAAGTTCTACTTCGCATGCAAGGTGCTGAATGAAGGATGGATGGCTGTCATTGAAGCCGGCGTGGACGACCTTGCCTAACTTGGTCAGAGACAACTGACGCAATTCGGGGGCCAATGGTCCCCGTTTCATTTTTGAGGGTATGAACAATGGCTGACAACAGCGCGGGCCAAACCCGCACCACTACCAACGACCAAGCGACCGGGCAAATCGCGCAGGGCAAGGTCGTCTATGACGCAACAGCAATCACCGCCACGGACTACACGCGCATCAATTGCGGATTCCAGCCGCGATACATTCTGTGGTCTAACCTCACTGATCGCGTGCAAATCGAGTGGCTTGAGGGCTTCGGCTCTGCCGAGTGCCTGAAGACCGCTGCGGCTGGCACGCGAACGCTCGACACCACGGCGGCGGCAGTCGTTGTCGACAAGCTCGGTTTCCGAATCCTGCAAAACGCAACGCTTGCGGCAATTCTTGCCAGCAAGACTTGCTACTGGCGCGCCATCGGCTAACCAAGTCTTTCACCGTAGCTATGGGCCACCTTCGGGTGGCCTTTTTCATTTCAGAGGCACAAATGGCAGAGATTAACATTCGGCGCGGCGGAAAGCCGATCGAGGCGGCAGAGGAATACCTTGCGGCGGATAAGCCGATCAGTATCGACGATATTGCTGCTGGCGTCACTCCAGACATCGAGGTTATTGACCGACCGCTGTCGGCGGACAAGATCGAAAACGAGCGATTCATGGCCGAAAAGATCACGGTCATGGTTCATGAATCGAACGACGACGCCGACGATGACTTCGTTCAAACGTGGGTGAATGGCCGCATCCAAATGTTCCGGCGCGGAGTTCCGCAGGACGTGAAGCGGTGCTTCGTCGAGGCTCTCGCGCGCGCCAAGCGGACGACGTACAAGCAGAACCTTGACGAGCGCCTGGGCACGGAAAAGTTCAACGTCCTGCACCCTCGCACCGCGCTGCACTATCCGTTTTCAGTGCTCCATGACCCAAGCCCAAAAGGGCAGGCGTGGATCAAGAACGTCCTTGCACAACGGGTGTAAGTGGTGACTCTCGACGAGTTGATCGCAGCGTATCGGGAAGACTCGCACGACGCCGGCACCCCGCCATTTATTTCAGATGCACAACTGACTAGGTTTGCAAACCAAGCAGAGAAAGAGGCGTGCAGGCGCGCTGGTCTTCTGATTGAGTCTTCAGACGCAATGTGCATGATTGCGGTTACTGCCGGCGATCCGTTGGCGACTCTCGACAGAAAGATTATCGACATCAAAACGGCGCGCATGTCGCTCGACTCGTGCCAGCTTGACCCGATAACGGTAAGTGAATTGTCGATGAATTGGGAGTCTGACACCGGAACACCAAGCCACTACGTCACAGACTATCAATCTGGCGCTGTTCGGTTGTATCCGTCACCTGTTGTCGATGACGATCTGCTGCTGACGGTCACAAGGCTGCCACTTGCAGATATGTCTGCAGGCGATGACGAGCCAGAAATCCGAGAGGAATATCATGAGGCGCTTGTTCAGTGGATGCTACACAAAGCATACGCCAAGCAGGACGCCGACATGGCAGACCCAAATAAATCAGCGCGAGCACTGGCCGAGTTTGAGCGTGAATTCGGGCCACGAGTAAGCGCCAGAAATGAGCGCTGGCGCAACTCGCGGCACTCGATCACGACGCAGCCGATTGCATAGGATATAGGAATGGGAAAGAAAAACTTTCAAGCCGGACAGTTGATTCCGACAAGCTCAACCCCTCCGGGAAACGCAGGTTTCTATCGGATTGACAAGAACACAATCGGCGTTGTCGGGAATCTTGTTCAGAAGAATGCGAATACGAACGTCGAGAGCAACGTGTCGACGGGCGCCAACCTCGCCGCAGAGCTTGCGGCGCAAACGTCGAGCGTTACGGAATCCAGAACGCTTGCACTTACAGATAACGGAATGGTCCTGAACTGCAATTCAGGGTCAGCAATTGTCCTCACTATCCCGCCCGCATCGTCTGTCGTGTGGTCTGGTGTTTCATGCGTGGCGATCTATCAGGCTGGTGCCGGCG